CCAGTCAATCTCCTTATTTAGAGCCTGAGAAAGGAACTGTCCATATAGTTTACTAGCCATTGTCTATTCCTCCCTTATGCCGCTGGAGTCTTCTCAACAATTGCGAACGCATTGGCATCTGCAACAGCAAAGCCACGGCGAACACGAGTCTTGAGCAGAACTCCATCCTTGCTAAATTCAGCATCACGAGATACTACGGACTCAACGCCACCACGAATACCATTGATAAGCATCTGGCGGTTACCTACGATAAGTAGTGGGTTACCAGTTGGGTTATCAGTTGCAGCAGCAGAAACTGCAGCACCGTATGATACTACTAGTGGGTATCCAAAAATGCTTCCAGGTGTGCCAGCAAGTGCATTTGGAAGTACCAAATCACCATTTGGACCAGTAAGCTGACGAAGTTCAGCTAGCATCTTTGGGTGAGCCATAAACACTGTGTTGGCAGCATCAAACTTGTCAGAAGACTCAACAATACCAAGAGCATTGTTAACATCAGCGAAAGAAAGTGATCCACCAGTTGCAATGTAGTTTGTAGGCTGTGCTGGCATTGCAATCAGACGGTATAGAGATGTGAACGGCTGTCCGTCATCTCCATCCTGAGCTGCAGAAACAGCCAAGCAAGCGTTGTCATACTTACGTGCCCAACGGGAAGCCCATTCAGTCTTGTAAGTGTTTAGAACATCTACTAGCGAGTCGTTAACATCTTCCTCAGAAATGTGGAAAATCTTAGCGTACTTGCGAGCTGTCAGTACTACTTCGTCAAGAGTAGCGGCTGCCTCTGGAATTGCTGCACCTTCTGCAACAACTTCTGGAGCGTCAGCTACGAAACGAGGTACCGACTTTGTGCGAGAAGCCATTGCTTCTCTACGAGCAAACTGTTCTACAGCGGAATTAACGAGCATAGCCTGAATAACAGACGATCCCTGCTCTTCCAAAATGTAGCCGTTTGCCTCAGTTAGGTCAATACGAGCCATTTGATTATCTCCTTAAGATAAATATATTAATTAAAATACGAATCGTCTAATTCGTTCGTTATTCATGCCAAACGTCCATCAGACATGAACCTGATACTATTATACACTGTTTATAACTTGCCAAGAACCTTCATTGCCTGCAATTGGCTTGCAGAGTATTGAGTACTTACGCTTGCTTTAACAGCAGTGTCTGCTTGACCGCCAACTCTAAGTTTTGGATCAAATATTTCTGGCAATTCAGTTCTAAGTTTTTGAATTTGGTCTTCAAATCCAATAATTTCAAAGTCATTGTCAAAAGATATTGCAGTCATATCTATAAACTTAAGCAATCTTTCTGGATCCTTGATTCCTTCTTCCTGAATTTTTTTAGATACTTTTTCTTTAAGAAGACTGCCGCTATATTTTGCGATCATTTCTTCTTTTGATTCAAGTTCTTTGGATAGGTTTTCTTTTTCTTCCCTGAACCTTTTTGCATCATTTTTTGCCCTTTCGAGAGCTGAGAGTACTGCTTTTGGGTCTTCAATTGTTATTCCCTCCTGTATTTCTGGATTATTGGTTTCCAATGTTGCCTCCTGTCGCTTCCATCATTACATTATTTGTGTTTGTATTTTGAGAAATGGTGGCTATTGAGTTTTCCATTGCAGCAATTTCTCTAGCAACTTCAAGGTCATAGCCCATTTCAACCAAAACCTGTTCTAGGCTTACGCCTACGATTCTTTTCTTTACAGCCACTTCCCATGCATCAAGACTGTCCATGCTTTCTACTGCATGCCAATCAACCTGTACATTCGGTTCTTGCTCATTGTCAATCTTTAGAATAAATCTAAATAGATCTGCCCAGGTAGAGCCAAAAGTAATTTGACGGTCTTCTACCTTCTTGAGCAATGGTGCTTCTGCAGTTCTTAGGCTTTCACCACTTGGAACACTGCCAGTTCTTTCAAAATAGTGAAGTGGCGTATTTGTAATAGAAGCCATTGACCTTACAAAGTCACGAACTGGCTCAGTAAAGACCTTGTGGTCTGCTGGAGAAAATTCTCCAACCTTTGTAACGCCTTTAAGATACCAAAGTTCTCCTGGACCATTTTTGAGGGTTCCAAGGTTTTCTGCTTCAGTACCATCTTCATTAAAGTCCTCAAACTCTGCTGAATTGCCACCACCAGAAAGTGCATAACGCTGTGGAGCACCTTGGTAGTCAACCGTATTCATATGTGTAACAATTAGCTTGTTAATAGCGTCTTGTGGACCATAGGCATCTGCGTGTTCAGGTCTTCCGTATTGCTTGGTAGTCCTAAAGTGGAATACTGGGACCTCGCCCCAAGGATTTTCAACTACATCAATAAGTCTAAATCCACCAACAGATACAACATTCTCAATTTCACCAGACATTTCAAATTTTTCAATTCTGTCTGGATAATACATATTTAAACGTGCAATTTTCTTTGTGTAGTCGTTTGGATCTTCAGTTTGCCACAATTTGGCAGCAAACTTCTTAATCCTTGGATTTTCATCATCATAAATCATAATTGTGGTTAATGGTGAATTGTAATCAACTGTAATATTTCCATTAATGTCTGTCCATACAATTGAATATGCGTCACCATAAACAAGGGCACGGCGATGGATCTCATCTGCATCTATCTGCAAATCGTTCATCTGCCAAATATCCTTGATCTTTTGGTTTGCAATTTCTGTATTGGCTGTTATATTTGCAACCTCTAGTCTATTTAATACAGAATCAACGACTGTTCTGCAGAAATTAAATCTAAAGTCATTTCCATTTACAGAAAGTAGCCTATACCAGCTTGGATTGGTAAAAATCTCTGACTGGGTTCCTTCGTAATAGGCCTCTGCTGTTAAATAGTGATTTCTACGATCTCTAATAAGATCTATAGCCTTTTTCATATCATTATAATTAGGCATGAGCACTCCTTAAGTAATTTATTTGTTTTGCCTGTAGTTTTACTGCTTTGTTGTCCAAAAAGTATAGGATTCCTGATACGGTGGCATCTAGTACATCCTCATGGCTAATTTTTGGAAAAGCCCACATTTGTTCCTCTAAAATTGGGAAATGTGCTGTGTGCTTGACTTTGCCCTGCTGATAATAATTTAATGCTTTACCAGCACGGATTTGTTTAGAAAGGCTTTGTGACTTTGATCTGTATTTTGCAGGCACATTTTTAAATACATCTTTCCACAAATCGCCACCTTGGTTAACCTCTACATAGACTACCCCAGCCTCATACGTATCAACCAAAGCAGCGACTCTTTCCGCTATCTCAGATGGGGACATTTTTACTTGTTCCGCATGTCTGACATAAATATTAGTTTTTCCCAAATTATCTATTCCTTTTGACAATACTGCTATGCCAGTAAAGTCAGAAACTTTGTTTTTGGTCACGGCAGGGTCAATAGATATAATTGTGTTGCCGTAATCGTCAAGTTCCTCTACTATTATATCCTCATTACTCCAGAAAGTGCCATCAGTATTGACAGGACGGTTCATGTAATTTTTTGCAAAGTCTCTAAGGTGTCTTTGACTCTGAAGCCAGTCAATAGGCCATTTTTCAGGCCAAACAGACCTTTCAGTTCCGTTATCATTTTGTAATATTGCTGGATAATAATGAACTTTAACATTTTGGTCTGCAATCCAGCTTAATTCTGGATCATCATAGCCTTCTGCATATTTGCGGAACTGATCCATAACAGAATTGGGCATAGTAGTGGTACCCACAAATATCATACGGGCATAGATATTCATAGGGGCAATGTCATCAAATACTGTGTTTCTTTGCTGACCAGCTTGATATTCAGAATAGTTCTTTTCGCCTTTTTCAATATCATCTAGGATAATTAAGTCTGGTCGCTGGCCAAAGACCTTTTTTCCCAGGGCATTAGTATCAATACCATTAGCATCAAAGATAAAATCATTACTTTGAATGATTCGCCAACTATTAGAAGCCATAGCCCTACCTGAAGAAGCAACGATTTTAGGCTTACATAGTTCTGGATAATCAATTTGAAGATATTCATTAGACTCCAATTCGTTCTTAAATGTCATAAGATGTGTTTCTGCCTGACTAGCAGCATCTGAAAAGGCAGCAATAAACTTGACATGGCCATGAGCAGCTGCCCACATGGGCAAAATTAAGAAAATCCAAGTAGATTTACCACATTCACGAGGAGCGATAAAGGCATCTCTATTTTCTTTAGGATTTTTTGGCTTATGAATCCAGGATTTGCCATATTCTGCTAAATCCACGTGAAATTCAGACAAGGTTATATCTCCCTGAGCATTTTGTAAATGATGTGGTAGATAAATTAAAGCAAAAAGCATAGGATCATACTTAGTAAGCTCTTTTCTACCCTCAGAAAATGCTAATAGTTCAATTGGGATATTTTCCAATATTTCGGTTGCCTTCATTATTTCCTTTTTGCTATTAGAGTATATATGTCATCTACTCTTTGTTCAAGTCTATTTACCTGATCTTTTATAGAACTACCGCCATTAGGTTTAAGTTCCTTAAGATAATCAGACAGATTTATGAACAATTTCCTAATTCCCCAAGCTATAGCACCTGAAATGGCTCCTATAGCTGCTACAAGGGCTGCTATGACCTCTGGATGGTTCATATATTACCTCCAAATTTGAAAGTATTGGGAATATTTTTTTGAGACAGCGAAAAATATATTTTTAATTTTTTTATGAGGGTGGGTACCCCTCCCCTGACAAAACTATTAAACATTCAAACCTTTCTCCTTCATAGCTTCATTTCTTGCCTTGGCTTCATTAAGCAAATCTATAATAGCCAAATCTTGTCCATCTTTCTGTCTATTTTCATTAATATTAGTAGACTTACCTTCAATAAGATTAATAGTTTGAATAGACTTATGTACAGCATTTGCTAGTTTATTTAATTGATCAGCATCAAGAGTATCTTCCATTAGGGTTTCTACACATCTATCTAATACTGCTTGTGCTGCTAATACCTTTTCTTTGTCAGAGTAGAATACTCTCATATCTACCGCCATTTTTGCCAGGGAATCCAAATTAGGCAATTCAACGCCTCTTTGCTCAAACCATTTCTTGGCGGTATGATAAGACCTAGGATAGTTTAAAGTCCTAATAGCAGGAGATATACCCATTTCCTGAGCTGTTTCTATAAAGGTTGTTATTTGTTCTTCTGAAAATTGTGAATATCCCATTATGTTTCCTTATTTAAATAGATATGAGCATATAAAGGTTTGGATATTTGATTATGACGCACATGTTTGATAGGACCTAGGCACTTATTAATCATTTTCAAACCCCATATCCAACTTACCAAATTGGTCATCCTTTTCCATCAATTCCTCTATCAAATCAGATAAATCAGAATCAAGTGGTATTTTGACACCAATATCAGTCATAGTTGCTTTACCAATAAACTGTATAGTAAATGACAATGTTTGTTCGTTATACTCTATGTCTTTTGCATAGGGGAATAATAACATCTGTCTAAATACCGCCAATTTTTACTAGTTGCTGCATCTATGTAATTATACTACATATTGATTGCTATTTGTGTTTATTATTTTTACGAATTTTAGCTAATCTATTTTGATAGCATATAGGACATTGCTTGCTTCTATTTTCAATAAGTCTTTCATGGCCATTCTTACAATGAGTTTTGTAATATCTATAGCTAGTATATTTTGAATGCTTTGGACTTCTTAAAGTATTCTCATGGTTAGTTACCTGCTGTAAATGGTCAGGATTTACACATAGACTATTCTCACATAAATGGTCAATAACTAGGCCAGGAATCAAAGGACCTTTGTGCATTAGCCATGATGCT